CATCCACTATCTCATCGCTCGCTTGAGCATTGAGACGGCTATCCCTCCACAGTACTTAATAGATTTAGACCCTTCAATGCTACAGATGATCCTGAAAGCGTTGAAAGACCGAGCGAAGGAGCAGGAGAATGCCTACAGAAGTAAGCGGCGCACTTGAACTTCGCAAGGCACTAAAAAAGGTTGAGCCTGCTCTGGCTAAAGAAACCGAGAAGGAGATCCGCAATCTTCTCAAGGTAATAGCAGTCAAGGCTAGAGGTTTTGTCCCTAGCGATGCTCCTCTATCTGGATGGGGTAAAGCCGTAGGCATCTGGGAAAACCGCGTTTTCAGCTCTAGCGATATCAAGCGCGGCATTGGATACAGCACAGCACCTTCCAAGCCTAACAAGCGCGGATTCAGGTCTATCGCTACAATCTTTAATAAAAGCGCAGCAGGATCTATCTATGAGACCGCTGGACGTCTATCAGGGCCAGAAGGTCGAGGCCAAGCTCCACTAGTGGATGTCTATGAGAATGCTGGCACGCGTTCTGCACGCAAGGCTGGATATCAGAAGCGCAGTAGCGATAAGACTAAGAGTCAATCTGCTAACCCTTATGCAGGCCGTCAATTCATCGAGGCATTGCCGCCGTTAGTAGATAGCCAGCAGTCAAGCGCGGCAGGCCGCAGAACCCGTAAGACTAAAGGTCGCTTGCTATTTAGAGCATGGGCTGAGGATCAAGGTAAGACTAATGCCGCCGTGCTCAAGGCTATAGAGAAGTCAATGACCACAGCCCTAAGAGTTACTAAGGGCGTTAATAGAGATTATAGAGGTCGCTAATGTCAGCTAATTCAAGTCTAGCAATTCGCATTGCAGCGATCTTTGATAACAAAGGACTCAAGCAAGCCGATAAAGGCGTCAAGGGCTTACAGTCTTCTGTTAAGAAACTAGCAGGCGCGGCTGGGTTAGCCCTTGGAACCGCAGCGGTAGTTAATTTTGGCAAGAAGGCAGCCAAGGCATTTATAGCAGATCAAAAGGCAGCATCTCAGCTTGCAGTAGCAGTTAAGAACCTTGGCTTAGCGTTTGAGACTCCACGCATCGAGGAGTTTATTTCTAATCTATCTAAATCCGCAGGTGTTGCTGATGATGTGCTTCGTCCTGCTATGCAGAAGTTATTGCAGACTACTGGATCAGTTGCCAAGTCTCAAGAATTACTGACTCAAGCCCTAGACATTTCACGCGGTTCTGGCGTTGATTACAACACAGTTGTCGAAGATTTAACCAAGGCTTATGTAGGACAAACCCGTGGACTTGATAAGTACAAGTTAGGTTTGACCAAGGCAGAATTAAAAACAATGAAATTTGCAGACGTACAAGAAAAACTTGCCAAGCAATTTTCTGGCGCTAATGCTGCATATTTAGATACTTACGCAGGCAAGATGGAAGTGCTAGGCACAGCTGCAGGTGAGGCCACAGAAATTATCGGTAAGGGTTTGGTTGATGCTTTAATGATTCTTTCAGGTGATACTTCGGTTGAAGAATTGGCCCAGACAATGGAAACGCTTGCAACAAATACTGCAAACGCCATTACAGAAGTAGCAAAACTTTTTAAGAAATTGTCTAATTTTGCCACCGCCACCAGCGGTCCGGAATCTGGTTTTGCAGGTAAGATTACTGAATTTATAGATAATATAACAGGTGGCCCTCATGGAGCTATGGCACGAGCCCAAGGCCAAGCAGGCCGCTTCTTCGCAGGCGGTTCAGGCGGTGCTGGATTCAACGTTGAAGAAGAGCGCGTAAGACGTAGGGTCGAAGCAGACGCAGTCAAGCGCGCTAAAGAATTAGCAGCACTACAGAAGAAGACACTCGACACACAGAAGAAGTCCCTAGCCTTACAGAAGGCCTCAAAGACTCTAAACATCGAGGCCATCGGTATAGAGGCAGGACTTAAGGGGCAGATCAGCGAGACCGATCGCCTATCTCTGCTATTGCAGAAGGCCATCCTCGAAGGCAATGCAAGCCTAGCGACACAATTATCAGATCAGCTTGACTCAGCCATCAAGCGCCAGAATGAATTACGCCTGTCTTTATTGACTACGCCTAAAGCGCCTAACCCTTATGAGTATTGGAAAATCCCTGAGGGACTCCTCAACTACACAGCATCGTCGCTCGGAGTATCTGTCTCACAGTTACAGAATAATCCAGTAGATATCTCATCAAGTTTTACAGACGCTCAAATGGAATTGGCCTTAGCCTATAACTCGGCTAAAGCTGCAGAGAATCAAATTACTAACATTAACGTTTATCTAGATGGTGACCTAGTAACTGGAGCAATCTCAAGCGTCCAGACTAATAACTCGCTCTCAGGATCATTTACTGATGTCAATCGTTCAGCAGGCCGTGGAGCCGTAGCGATACGATGACACTCCCAGCCACTATCTCGGTTTCATTCGACTTTAGCCAAGGCGCTACTTTCGGATACCCGTTTACTATTGGCGACCCTATCAACGGCATCATCGGTGTCTCTCAGTTCGCTTCAACAGAGGTCCCTGATCCTGTAGTCGATCTCAGCGATGTAACTCGCTCGATCAAGATCAGCCGCGGCCGTAACATCATGCGAGACACATACGAGGCTGGCAACTGTACTGTCCGAGTCCTAGACCCTAACTCTTATTTCAATCCACAAAATACATCTAGTCCCTATTTTGGCTATCTGACTCCGCTAAGAAAGATCCGTGTAGCAGCTACTACTGCAACGACTCAACACTTCTTATTTTCAGGCTACGTCGATTCTTACAAGTATTATTATCCAACAGGGCAGGAAATTGGATACGTCGATATCATCTGCAGCGACGCCTTTAGACTCTTCCAGATGGCTAACGTTTCTACTGTCTCAGGTGCAACGGCTGGCCAGACTACAGGCACGCGAATCACAAAGATCCTAGATCAAGTCTCATTCCCTACTTCAATGAGAATTACTGACACAGGATCAACTACAGTTCAAGCAGATCCAGGCACGGCTCGCCCAGCCCTAGCAGCTCTTAAGGCTGCAGAGTTCGCAGAGCAGGGCGCATTCTTTATCCGCACAGATGGCACAGCAGAGTTTAAGGATCGCACCGATGTCGTGGGATCTCTAGCGGCTGCACCTATTGAGTTTAATCAGACTACAGGCATTCCCTATTCTGATCTCAAGTACGCCTTCGATGATAAGCTCATCATTAACCAAGCCAGCATGACACGCATCGGCGGCACAGCACAGACTGCAACTAACGTTGATTCATCGGCTAAGTACTTCCCTCATGGCACTACTGTCACAGAGATGATCCCAGAGACAGATGCTCAAGTCTTAGACATTGCTAAGATTTACGTTGCTACCCGTGCCGAAACTACTATTCGCATTGACGCAATGACAGTCGATCTATTGGATACAGCCGTACCTACTGACACAATGATCGGCCTTGATTACTTCGATAACGTTGAGATTACTAACGTCCAGCCAGACGGCTCTACAATCGTGAAGACCTTGCAGGTTCAAGGTCTAGCATGGGACATCACCCCTAACAGCATGAAGTGCACAGTCACCACGCTCGAGCCAATCGTTGAAGGGTTCGTGCTCGGGAGTTCAACCTACGGTATAATCGGACAATCCATTATGGGATACTAGGAGAAAAACAATGGCAACAGGCTTTCCAGCGACAACAGGCGACATCTTTACGGCTGCAGACTATAACGGCCTAGTCACCTTTGAGATCAAGGCAGATCAAGCGGCAGACTATACAATCGTTTTAGCCGATTCTTATCAGCTCCTTATCCCTATGAATAAGGCTACAGCTGTAGCACTTAAAATTCCTACAAATGCCTCAGCGGCAATTCCTGTAGGCTCTGTTATAACTGTACTTAATAAAGGCCTAGGAACTGTGACTATTTCAGCCGTTACTTCTGGCACTACAGCGGTTTTAAGTTCGGGGGCCGTACCAGCACAGCCTACCCTTGCACAATATAAGAGCGCGGCGCTTATTAAAACAGGTACCGACGCTTGGTACGTAGTCGGAGCTATTGGATAATGCTCAATAACATCGTATCGGTGTTAAATCCTATTGCTACTCCTGTAGTAAGTGGCGGCACGCTTTATACTTCTGGGGGATTTAATTACAGAGTCTTTACAGCTAATGGCACTTTAACCGTCACAAATTCTCCTTTAACGGCAGATGTATTGGTCATAGCTGGCGGCGGTGGTGGCGGAGCCTATAGCGGGTTTAATGGAGGCGCGGGCGGCGGCGGAGCAGGTGGTATCTGCTATCAGACTTCTCGATCTATCTCTACAGGCACATATAATTTAACCGTAGGCGGTGGTGGTAATGGTGGAGTCGGTGGATCTGCTGACGGCACTAACGGAGTTAATTCTACTTTCGACACGATTACAGCCCTAGGCGGCGGTGGCGGCGCGACTAACTCAAATCTAAATAAAGCTGGTAAATCTGGTGGCTCTGGCGGCGGTGCGACAGAATGGGCGGGCGCTCATGCTGGAGGCGCGGCAACTCAAGGAAACTCAGGCGGTGCTACTGGATACGGTAACGCAGGCGGAGGGTCTAACGTAACTGGAGCTAACGGCGGTGGCGGCGGTGCTGGAGCCGTGGGAGGAAGCGCTACGGCTATTCTTTCAGGATCAGGTGGAGCAGGACTCAATACATGGTCTTCATGGGCATCAGCTACATCTACAGGCGTATCAGGATTTTACGCAGGCGGTGGTGCTGGTGGAGGTTCACCCATTCAGGGTGTAACTGATGGTACTGGTGGCTCTGGTGGCGGTGGCAACGTAAACACTAACGGCACAGTAAATACAGGCTCTGGCGGTGGCGGTTCTAACTTTGGCGGCTTAACTACAGCAGCTAATGGCGGTTCGGGAATTATTATTGTGAGGTATCCAGTATGAGTCATTGGGCAGAAATAGATAAAGATTTCAAGGTAATCCGTGTACTCGTTGGAGATAATAACGATCCAGCAGGTGACGAGGGCTACCGATGGCTTATGGATAACCTAGGCGGCACCTGGATAAAGACAAGTTATACGCATTCAATTCGCTATAACTATGCAGGGATTGGTTATACCTATGATCCAATCGACGATGCATTCATTGCACCGATGCCAGAATGCGGTCATGATTCTTTATTACTTAACGAATTAAAGCGATGGGAGTGTGCAGACTGTGAAGCCGCGTTTAAGTCGCTCAGCGATCCAACTGCGTGAGCAGATAGATGATGCATTCCCAGATAGAGATCGAACTTCGGACGGCTGGATCGGTGATACCCGACACGCTGCTCGCAAGTCTGATCATAATCCAGATGCTCAAGGATGGGTACGCGCCATCGACATTGACAGGGACCTTGCAGGTAAAAAAGGGAAGCCCGATCTCATGCCTGACTTGGTCGATCAGATTCGAGTCCTTGCAAAGTCTGGCGATAAGAGGATCGGTTACATCATCTTCGATGGCCGCATCGCCTCGTCTAAGAAGGCTTGGGCTTGGCGTCCTTATGATGGGGTCAATAAGCATAATCATCACGCACATGTCAGCTTTACTCTCAAGGGCGATGAAGACTCTACTTGGTTCAATATCCCGATGATAGGTGGTCAATAAATGGAACAGGCAAAATCTCTAGCAGCATCATGGGCTCGATCATTCTTGGCCGCTGCCCTTGCTCTATACATGGCAGGCGTAACAGATCCCAAGACTTTAGCAATGGCCGGGGCTGCAGCAGTAGCACCAGTCATTCTGCGCTGGCTTAACCCTAAGGATGCCTCATTCGGCGTGACTAAAGAATGACTCAAGAAAACTTCTTCACACTTTACTTCGCCAGCCTTGCAGTCATTGGCGGCCTTGCAGGTTATGTCATTACTCATCTGCTGTCTGAAATTAAGCGACTAAACTCGCGTGTCGATGAGATTTATAACATCTTACTAGAGCGATAATTTTCGACATGGCAAGAAAGAAAGTCATCGACCTAGATACTTACTCACAGCTTGATGCATGGGCAATAAGCCTGCATGAGATGTATAGAGCTCTACGACGTGCAGGTTTTGCCGTTGATATTGCTCTGAGTATTATCCAAGATCGTGACGCTTACCCTGACTGGATTCTGCCTGAGATCCCTGACCGAGTGGATCGCCTACCCTATGAGGACGACGACGAGGATTAGATGAAGCGCATAGTGATCGTGTCAGACCTGCAGGTTCCGTTTCATGATCGAGTAGCAGTAAAAAATGTAGCACAATTCATTGCCAAGTTTAAGCCGCACGAGGTAGTCACCATCGGCGACGAGATAGATTTTAATACGATTAGCAAGTGGGCAGAAGGGACGCCAGAGGCTTATGAGCAGACTCTTGGAGATGATCGCGACGAGGCTGTTCAAGTACTTTACGATCTACAAGTAACTCAGATGATCAGGTCTAATCACACAGACCGCCTATACACACAGATCATGCGTAAGATCCCGTCTTTCTTATCCTTGCCCGAACTGCGCTTTGAGAAGTTTATGCAGCTCGATAAGTTAGGGATTACCTTCCATAAAAAGCCTTATAACATAGCGCCGGGCTGGATTGCAGTCCATGGCGACCATACCCCTATCAAGTCTCAGGGCGGTCTCTCAGCCCTTGAGGCGGCCCGTAGGCACGGGAAAAGCGTTATCTCAGGTCATACTCACAGGGCAGGGCGTTCGAGCTTCTCAGAGGCCTCTGGAGGCCGTATAGGCCGTGTTCTGCATGGGGTAGAAGTAGGCAATCTCATGGACTTTAGCAAGGCCTCATATACCAAGGGATCGGCTAACTGGCAGCAGGCTTTCGCCATCATGTACGTCGAGGGCAAGAATGTCCAAGTCGATCTTATCTATCTTGAGAAGGATGGGACTTTCGTAGTCTCAGGTAAGCGTTATGGACGACCTAGATAACGATCTAGCCAGGGACGTAGATGACCATATGGATGAGTCAGAATTGTTACCATTTCGTTATCTTAATTCCCTAAAATTCCCCCTTAGGGCATGAGACAGTTAAGCCATCGGTGAAGGGCACCGAAAGAAGGGCTTAAATATGTTCGATCCATCGTTAGGCGATTTAATTGCCATGATTGCATTATCCGCACTATATTTTCATCTAGGCCG